ATCTATAGTTAGAGGTTCTCCTGTTTTTGGATCTCTATAAACAACACCTGAATTTTGATCTGTTAAAGAAACAATACCTTCTCTACTTCCTTCCGCATAACCTATTCTTCCACCATTAGCTGCTGTTTGAATACCAAAAGATTCATAAGGTAAGTTAGCTTGATACTTAGCTTTGTTACTAACAACATCTGCCTCATACATTTCTTTTGTGTAACTATTTTCATCTAAACCTAATTTCTTAGCTTGTTGTAAAGCATCGTAATAACTGTAAGCACCTGATAGTGCAGCAAAAGCTACAGGTTTATCTAAAACTCTTTTCCCATCTTTTCCATCTTTATAAAAAACATCATTTAAAGCTTCTTTCCCTAAACTTTTAGTACCTTCCCACATAGTGGATGGATCACCCGATAATATTTTACTTGCTGCGTCTGCGTAAGGGGTTGAACTTGCTGCAGCTCTTTCAGAAAAAGTTTTTCCTGCTTCTTGAGCTATTTGTGAGGCTCTTTCTGCTGAACTTAACTTACTGGGATCTGTTTGTGCTAAGTAGTCATTGATACCACCTGATCCCACTGTACTATCTAAGCTGCTTGTTGCCGCCGTTGCATTTTGACCTATTTGAGGAACAGGATTTACACCTTGTATAGGTGTACCTGGTGCACCAAATCCTTTAAATATAGAAGAACCTGACATAGGATCAGTTAAAGAAGTAAAATTTTGAAGAGCATTACCTGAAAAAGGATTTTCCTGTATGTTATCCATGAAAAGACCTGGACCAGATAGTCCTTTTGCTAATTGTCCACCACCATAAACTAAGGCAGCCTTTCCTAAAGAAGATCCAAATTTACCTGTTTGGTCATAACCACCGATACCCGCCATTCCCGCAGCTAACGCTGGGTTAAAAGGTGCAACAAAAGGTGCAGCCTTAACAGCTATCTTAGATATTTCATTGGGAATTAATTTTCTAATGAAACTTCCCAAGCCGAACCTATCTCTACCATTTTCAGATAAAGATTTGCTTCCTATTCCATATAATTGTTTGTTCATTTGCATTCTGCCAATAGTCATAGTTAATTATTATATTATAAAAGAGCAGGGAATGAAACCTGTAAATGCGTAGTTTATTAGATTTTTAAGCTACCGTCAATCTTTTTTAAAATCAAGATCATCCATCAAACGACCTGTAAACCTATATTCACCAATGTGGGTAATATATTCATCAACTAAAATATGACATTTACCACCTATTTCAGCCCATCGTTTGCAGAAGCCAAAATCTTCTCCGTAATACTTCTTGGTCTCTGGTTCATGGTAACAGTCAAAGAAATTATACATAAACTCTTTTTCCACCATCTTACCATTGATGACAGTGGGTTGATTGATTTTTAATTCAGGTAGTTCTTTAATCATTTTTTCAAACACTTGTTTCTTGATTAACATACATCCCGTAGGAGCATGGGTTACTTCTGCTACTCCCCCAATTACCGTTACCTCATTTTTTCCCTCTAGTTTAAGAGGCCAGGTAAAACCTTGTTTAGACATAGTGTTTCCATCGGTAATGTTTTTATGTTTAATTCGTTTAGCTATCTTTTCCCAGTCCAGGTCTTTTAAAGGATAAGGAGCTGCAACAATATCTTTATCTGCTGCAATTAGTTTCATAATAGTCTCAAAAGAAAATTCAATATCTGAATCAATAAATAACATGTGAGAGTAAGGATGTTTTATAGACTCTTCCATAAAAGTATTAACACATAAATTCCTACCTTGAGTTACTAAGGAAGATTTTAATAAAGTAAAAGAAACTAAAATACCATTAGACATACATTTTTGTTGAAAAGCTAATAACGCTTGTGTGTAATGAATAGAGCATTCACTATGAACTGGAGTTGCTACAAAGATAGAGGGTAATGTACTAACGTTAGGTACCTCGGTCTTTTTATTCATCCAGATAGGTTTACTTGGATTTTGCATTAATAGCTCCTTTCAAAAAGTTGGTCCAGGCATTTCCCTGTTTAGTCCAATTATAATATTGATTCATATAATTGATCTGGTTTTGTAAGTGTTGTTTCACTCCATCAGAATTTAATTTATTTGCAATAGCATTAATAGCATAAGCAAATTGTTTTGCTAAATTTTCATAATTTTTTTGATAAGGAACATAAGTAGAAAATTCAGCGCAGGTTTCAAACAAAGCTCCATAATCTGTAGTAATAGTATACAGACCCGCTGCCATAGCTTCTACTGCAGAAATACAAAAAGTCTCTTCAAAGATACTAGGGAAAGCAAATATATGATACTTATGTAAATTCTCTAAAATGTATTTATTGGGTTTATACCCAATGTAATTTACATTAGGTAATTCTTTAGCTTGATCGTATAGACCTTGATAATGTTTATCATTAGCTTCTTTAAAAGCAGTTCCATAAATCTCGCAGCTAGAATAAACATCTAACGATACCAGTGGATTGGTAACCAGTTGCATAGCTGCTAGCATCACGTTTAATCCTCTCCATGGAGTAGGATGGAATATTAATTTAATAGGATCCCCTGATTTATATTCAAGGTTTCTGGGTGTGATAGAGTCTATACCATTTTTAATAACCGTAGATCGTTCGCAAGGAATGTCAAACATCATTCTGAATTTTTCATAGTTCCAATGACTATTAAATACATACCAATCATATTTAGAATGGTTAGATTTATCTTTAAACCAAGATGCTAAATTAGGTTGATCATAGGAATTATGTTGCCAAAGAATATTAACTTTGCTAGGATGTAAAGGTATTTTTTCTGGAACAGAAGTGGTAATCTGTACTTGATCCAATAGTTCTTTACTTACATGTCTTTCTAAGAACTGCATCTGCAGTTCCGTTCCACCAAGTGGCTGCATTATTTTTGTCCCATTACTTTCTGTAATAAGTTTAATCCTTTGTTGGTTACAGTGACCGCAGTATCTATTGCTAAGTCCTCTTCTGAGTGGTTCGCTAAAAATAATTCTTTAGAAGCGTAAGTCTTGTTAGTAGATTTACTTCTAAAAGTATGTTTTGTTTCTGTCTCTATTTTTACTAGGTTATCCATTCTCTTGAGATCTATTAATTAACAAATAACTGATAACACCTCGTATGGTATTAGCAGTATCTGCTTGAAACTTTATACCATCTCCTGCCTCTAAGTTCAAGACTTGTCCAGCAGCTTGGTCCGTAGTATCCGCAGCTAGTATTTTGTGAAAAAACTCATAGTCCAAACTAGCAGAAGAATCATTTACATACCCTTCTGTCAGCACATTACCGCTGTGTTGATTAGTTACACTAATACTTTTTATAATTGCAACGGAACTAGCGTCAATCGTTAATATCGTAGTTAAATTAGTAGTAGTTAAATCAAAACCTTGATTTTTATAAAAATTAGCCATTAGCTTAGAAACCACTCCATTCTTATTATTTCATTTTTTACAGATTCTTGATAACCAAAATTTAACTCATTCTTTAAAGTATTCAACCCTTCATTAAGTTGTCTTTGGTTGGAAACATCATACTCCGGTGTTGGTTCTGGTATAACTGCTGATATTAATGCCATTATCTTCTTCCTCCAGCATGAATATCTAATCTCAGTGTACCATAACGCCAAGCCTCGTCTAAATTTTCATTCTCAATTTTTAAACTTACCTGTCTTCCTCTAACCCTAGTACTTATAAAATTGGTAGAAGTTGTAATAGTAAAAGGACCAGTAACCAAAGGTCCATTCGCATCGCTTTGACTCGATTGAGCTGGGTAATCTCTAAAAAATAAAGTTATTTTTGCGTTTCCTTCTAAATTTTTAAAGTCAGGAATAAATCTAGATACTCGCATAATATATTCTCCATCTCCTGCCAGACCCTGTTCTGATAGATCATAATCTCCCGATAAAATATAAGAACTAATAGCGGTAGTTGCTCCCAAGGAATCTACTTCATTATTCCCTGTTTCATGTGCCCAGTATTGAGAAGAACCATACCTATTGGTTACCCCTTGAATTCCTGGAAAAGAAGGAGTTCCTGTTCTATTAAATTCTGTTGCATAAGGTAGATTATAGGTATCACTATCTGCATACGTAGTTCTAGCTAGGGAACCGGTTGTCCAACTTTGTTCCATAAAATTAAACACAACGTTTCTATTAATTTGTTCAGAAGTATCCGAAGCATAAAACCAACCCACCTCATTATATAAAGTATTGTGATATCCATAAGTAATTTGACTTGCATCATAATTAATTCCCAGGCCTCCTCCTTGAGTTGTGAATACAAAATCTTCTACTAAGGAAGGTAGTTGTTTTACCGTTCCATCATACATAAAGAATCCACCACCAAATCCCATCCAATAAACAGCTCCTTGTGCAAAGACAGCAGCGTGTTGTCCTAAACATCCACAATTAGAACCCACTTGTCGTAAAGAAAAAGTATAAGGTGGTCCTACGAATTGTATGACATAAGCTGCTTGATCCGTGAGTACTAGGACATAATCTTTTCCTTGTATAGCTGTTACAATTTCATTTCCTTGGTCTAACGTAAAGGTACCTGCCGTATTGGTTGCAGTAGGGTTCCAAGTGTTAATATCTTCTTGATTAGAAAAACGTACAAACATTCTATTTTGAGTAGTAGAATCTCCGACAGTAGTTTCTGTTCCCATTAAAAATAAATGTCTATCTCTATCAGATACCAAACTCATCAATGATCTAGTAGGAGCATTTGCTACGATAGCTGCTCTAGTCGTTAATGCATTAGGGTCCCCTTCTAAAGGAGTCCAAGTATAGGTTGCACCATTCCTTACGGTTGCAACTAGTAACTGTCCATAATTGTCCAGGGACCATGAACCCGGATCTAATACCACCGTAGAAGAAGATCTTGCTGTTCCCCATGCCTCTAAACCATAACCACCTGTTCCAAATCCATAAGCGGGAGTTTCAAACACAGGACCTATAGTTACGTAAGGCGTAACCGTTGCAGAACCTTGTGTAGACATACCGGAACCAGATTCGGTAGTAGACATAGTAATAGTAAAATCATCATCATCTGTGGAAGTAACTTCATAAGTATTGTTAGTAAATTGACTAGCTGAAAAACCTGTTTCACCACCAGTAGGTAAGGTAATACTAGTAAAAATAATATAAGAACCGTTTGCAACTCCATGAGCTACTTTATTAAGAGTCACTGTGGTGGATCCAGTAGTAGAACTAAAAGTAAAACCGGTAATAGGAGTAT